CACCACGCTATTCTCTGTCTTCGACAACTGTATTTTACAGTTAAGAAGCTCAGATTGGAGTGTAGTGATGAAAGAAAATCTGACGCCGTCAGATCTTTCTACCGCATCGAAAGAGACATCGACAGAGGATCCGACGAATGGTCCTCTGACGACCCCGATTGGTCTTACCTCAAACATGTCCACCTTGGACAAGTTAGGGAAACTACTCGAGGCTCTATACTTCCTTTATTCTTTCTTCAAGAAGAAAAAGAAGTAGAGAATGTCTCCCCAGTTGATGCTATGCTCTTGCAAACTGTTCAACAGGTTGCAGATATCATATCATCCACGTTAGGGATTTTTAATCCCTATGACTGGAAAGTGAAGCATGGTCCTGGTGCAGTTTCTGACTCCAAAAGAGAGATGAGTAAGTACTCCTTTCCCTATTGGCCTAAGAAACTTGACCGCGTGTTCCCATTAGCTGATTTCGCTTTTGCGAATTACAACTGCTGGGCGACCGCTGTCTCTGTCGAGAGTCCTCATTATTCTATAAATGAGCCTCCCTCAAAGCTTATCCTGGTTCCAAAGACACTTAAGTCTCCGAGGTTAATCGCCTCTGAGCCTATAAGTCATCAATGGTGCCAGCAGGCTGTGAAGGATTATCTCACAGAGAGAACTAGTTCAACCTGGATAGGTAATTTCATCTCTTTCCGAGATCAGACTCCTAATCAGGTCCTAGCTCGTCAAGGCTCCATCGATGGATCGCTTGCGACAATTGACTTGTCGGAAGCGTCCGATCGTCTTTCCCTATGGCTTATTGAACGCATCTTCAGGAGAAATCAATCTCTTATTGATGCGCTTCAAGCCGTTAGGACGCGTTCAATATCAAACGCGACAGAACTCGTAAATCTGGGAAGCAGCAAACTTCTCAAATTTGCGTGTATGGGATCTGCCTGCACGTTCCCTGTACAGACTCTAGTATTCCTCATTATCTCTCTCGGGGTCTCCCTTCATCAGGAAGGCCTCGAGCCGACAATTAGGAACATAAAAAGTCTTAAAGGGAGGGTCCGCACTTTTGGTGACGATATTATCGTCCCCACTAGTGCAGCGGATAGAGTAATGGATACGCTGGCCTACCTTGGCCTGCGAGTCAACCACGATAAGACTTTCGTGAACGGAAAATTCAGAGAGTCCTGTGGTTTGGACGTATACCAGGGAACTAACGTTACCCCTGTATACTCCA